TATGTCTAGCTTTTTGGACCTTGAAGGTACAGCTAGATCAGAAGCTGAACTCGTACAGAAGTATCGTTCTATGATGCAACAGCCTGAGGTTGTAATGGCTGTAGATGATATTATCAATGAATCTATTAACATAACCTACAACGAGAAACCTGTTGAGTGCGTTACAGACGACCTCGACCTTGCCGATAACATTAAGAAAAAAATCAGGGAAGAATTTGATGGCGTTCTTAAGTTACTGGATTTCTCAAATCAGGGTTATGACATCTATTCAAAGTGGTACGTTGATGGTCGACTTAACTATCATGTTCTAATTGATGAAAAGCAACCCAAGAAGGGTATTCAAGAACTACGATACATTGATCCACGTAAGATTAGAAAGATACGTGAATACGCCAAGAAGAAAGCTGGCGCAGCTGGCAATCCAGGTTTCGTTAAAGAGATTAAGAACGAATACTATATCTATAGCGAAAAAGGTTTTCACAATCAGAAAAGCGTATCGTTAGGTATCGATAATAACGGACCTCAAACACAAGGTCTTAAGATTGCAAAGGACTCTATTGTTCAGTGTAATTCTGGTTTGCTGAACGAAAACAACACACTAGTAGTATCACATCTTCACAAGGCATACAAGCCTCTTAATCAACTTCGCATTATGGAAGATGCAGTAACCATTTATCGTATCTCTAGAGCACCTGAAAGACGAGTGTTCTACATTGACGTAGGTAACTTGCCTAAGATGAAGGCAGAACAATATCTGCGTGATATGATGACCAAACATAAGAACCGTGTTGTGTATGATGCAACAACTGGTGAAATACGTGACGATAGACGCCATATGTCAATGACAGATGATTTCTGGTTACCAAGACGTGAAGGCGGACGTGGTACAGAGATTACTACATTGCCTGGCGGTCAAAACTTAGGCGAAATGGAAGACGTATTGTATTTCCAGAAGCGTTTGTACAAAGCATTGAATGTGCCTATTTCACGTTTAGAATCTGACTCAGGATTCTCACTAGGTCGTGCATCGGAAATCTCACGTGACGAAGTTAAGTTTAGCAAGTTCATTCGCAGGTTACGTGCAAAGTTCTCTATACTGTTTGACAGATGTTTAGAGAAACAACTTATCCTTAAGGGTATTATTGCACCTGAAGAATGGAATGAAATTAAACAGAACTTACGTTACAATTTCCAAACAGACAACCATTTCGAAGAATTGAAATCTGCAGAGATACTACAAAACAGATTACAAATACTACGTGACATTGATGAGTACACGGGTAAATACTTCTCTACTAACTGGGTACGTCAAAACGTTCTACAAATGAGCGAAGATGATATTAAACAGATGGGTGATGAGATCAAAGACGAAGATGCGGAGAACCAAGAAGACGAAGATAACTTAGGCGGCGGACAATCAAATTTTGACGCTGAAGAGTCTAATTCACCGCAATATTCAGACAAGTTTACAACATCGTAAATTTGATAAATAATAACTGTAATAAAATATCAACAGGAGATTATAATGGACCACGATGATATTAAAGATATGATTAAAAGTGCTATGGATAAGAGCGCTGCTGATTTTGAAGGCAAATTTGGTGAGATTATGTCCAGTAAAGTTGACACTGCTCTTGCAGGTCAATATGATGCTATGTTCGGTGTACCCGAAGTAGCTGAAGCGGACGATGCGGAAGCTCCTGCAGAACCAGAATTAGAAACTGAGGAATAAGGCAATGAAATCGTTTAGACAATTCGCAAAGTTAGATGAAACATTAGAAAGACGTAAGTCTGAAGATGAGAATGCGTTCATCGATAAACATGTAGTTGACAAGAAAGATCTACCTGACGATTACAAAGTCCCTAAGCCCGAGAAAGAGGCTAAGAAGGACAAGTCAAGATCTGCTGACTACAAAGAAGGCGAAGACAAAGAAGTACACGAGCAGGTTGAAGAAGTATCTGAAGGTGTACAAGCCGTAACTTATAGGGTAGTCTAATCGATGAAAAACGTCTCGAAAAGCATCATTGCTGAAATCGCAAAAAGAAAAACGATTAAGTCTGGATACGGTTGTGCGTCTGAAGAAGGCGAAATGACTGATGCCCAGATGAAGAAAAAAGAAGAAATCGTTAAGTCAATGAAAAAAGACAAAGCTGGTTTCGAGAAGCGTTACGGTGACAAAGCAGACGAAGTGATGCATGCCACTGCTACAAAAATGGCTATGAAGTCAGAAGAAACCGAAGTCGAAGAAGTGACTGAAGCGGTTATTGATGACCTACGTAAGATTGTAAAAAGAAAACAGGCTATGGACATTAAGTTCGCTAAAGGCGGAAGGACGAAAGTCGATATGTTCACAGCAAGTGCAATGGTAAAAGTACACGATAAGCTCAAGGCTGAAAATCAAAAGAAGTTCGCAGACGCAATCAACACTGATGAGCGTATGTTTATGAAAATGATGGACTTCGCCATGAAGCAAATCGGCTAGGAGAGACAGATGTCATTACTAATTAAAGAAATTAACGAAGAAGTAAACTATATCACTGAAGACGTTCTCAACGAAGAAGGCGAGAAAACAGGTGCTAAGAATTATTTCATCGAAGGTATTATCATGCAGGGTGATATTAAGAACCGTAATGGTCGTATGTATCCTTCCGAAATTCTACAGAAAGAAACTAAGCGCTATAATGACGCTTACGTTTCAAAGAATCGTGCTTACGGAGAGCTAGGCCATCCAGCAGGACCAACTATTAACCTTGACCGTGTATCACACATGTTTACAGAGTTAAGAGCAGAAGGTCCAAACATTGTTGGACGTGCTAAAGTTATGGATACTCCGATGGGTAAAATCGTAAAGAACATCATGGACGAGAAGGGTGTTCTGGGTATTTCATCTAGAGGAATGGGTTCAATCAAACCCAACAAAGAAGGTATCATGGAAGTGCAGAACGACTTTATGCTTGCTACCGCAGGTGATATTGTTGCGGATCCATCAGCGCCTGATGCTTTTGTTAAAGGTGTCATGGAAGGAGTAGAATGGGTTTACGATGTTGCTTCATCTTCATGGACGACAGCACAAGTGTTTGATGAGATCGAAGAAGAAATTATTCAAACTGCGAAATACTCCGTACAGGAACTAGAATCAAAGGCCGGGCATTTGTTTGAGAAATTCATTAAAAGCCTTGCAAAATCATAATTTTATAAATAATAGGATACAATTATCTTTATCTAAAGAAGGAGAAAGTCAAATGAGTGAGAACCTAGAAAATCAAGTCCTTGAAAAGGATCTTGACGAAGCAAAGGCTACAGGTGAAGATTCAATGGCTGCTGATCCAGTAACCCCAGCCGGTGGCGCTCCTAAGAAGCGCAAAGCCGACAAAAGTGGCTCGGAAAAAGCAGGTACAATTGATGTTAAAACACCACAAGGTAGCAACGACACAGGTCTTAAAGAAGCCATTAATGGTTTGTTCGAAGGCATGGACCTAACAGAAGATTTTAAAACAAAAACAGTAGCCATTTTTGAGGCCGCTGTACATGAAAAAGTTTTAGCTGAAAAAGCTACTCTAGAAGAAAAGTTTGAAAGCGATCTAGGCGAGCAGGTTGATGCCGCTGTTGAAGATCTGGTTGGAAAAGTTGACACCTATCTTGACTACGTTGTTGAGCAGTGGGTTGATGCGAATAAAGTAGAAATTGAAAGCAACTTCAAAGTTGAAGTAGCAGAGTCTCTACTGACAAGCATCAAAGGCCTAATGTCTGAGCACAACTTAGAAATGGATGACAGTCAAGTAGACGCCATCGCTGAAATGGAAGCAAAAGTCGAAGAAACAAACGCTAAGTATAGCGAAACTGTTGAAGAGATGATTGCTATCAAAGAAGCCAAAAAGAATCTAGAGCTAGAAATCTCTTTCAAAGAAGTTTCTGAAGGACTTACAGATACACAAGCTGAAAAGCTTAAAGTTCTTTCAGAAGGTGTTTCATACGAGACCGTTGAAGACTTCGCCAAGAAAGTAGAGGCTATCAAGGAAAACTACTTCTCTGAAGCAACGACCGCAGTGGTTGATGAAACAGAATTCCTTGAGGAAGCAGTTGAAGATGAAAAGCAGGCAGAAACTGAATTAGTTGATGAGTCAGTTGCTGCTTACGCACAAGCTCTTGGACGTTTTGCTGCAAAATCATAATTTCATAAATAATAGTAGATATTATCTCAAATAAGGAGAACTCAAACATGAGAAACGAAGAACTACTGAAAAAGTGGAAGCCAGTCCTAGAGCATGAGTCTCTACCTGGTATTGACCACAATCACAAAAAAGCTGTAACAGCACAGATCTTGGAGAACACAGAAACTTCGCTACGTGAAGGTTCCTCGTACTCTCCTGCCGGTCTTCTTGCAGAAGCAGCACCCGCTAACAACACTTCTAATATTG